GCCCCCCACAACCACGGCCCCACAGAGGCATCCTGCTGCAATTCTAAGACAAGATCGGCAGTTACTGGGTGTTTACCGCTCTTCTTGCTGTTCTCGCCATTCTGGAGCAACAGGAGCATCAGGTGGGATATGCCAGCATCGGTCTTCATGGCCGCTTGCCATTTCTCCCCCTGCCAGCGGTATTTCTTCAGGCCAAAGTCTTCCAGAACGATTCGGCGTAGTTGAGCTTTGGTTTCATCGTCCAGACCTTCGCAGGCTTCATTACAGCCTTCCATTGCTGACTTCTTCAGCCACTGCTCATATTCAGCCTTAACGCCTTGGGTAGGTTCCCCAAGGCGATACGTTTTGCCCTTGTACTCTGGCAGGTCGATGCCCCATGCCAGTATTCTGGAAACTTCAGCCATTCAAAACTCCTAAGCAGGCTCAGTATACGTTCCCACGTTCTTTGCCGTAAAATCGTATCTTATGCCTTCCCGCACAATTGCAGTCTCATTAACTGTCAGAATTAACAGGGTAGGGAACGTCCACGCCTTACCTGTTGTGCTATTCAGGTAGCAGGTAGTGGTAGTCATGACCGTGCCAGCCTTGATATTCAAAGGCGAGGTATGTTGGTTGCTGGTAGGATTCCAGAATGCTTTCACATTGAGAGTAGCATCCTTCAGGCCACCAGTACGACGGGCGTAACCGCCGTCCTCGAAGTTGCTATCATCGATCTCGCCCACTTCATCAGTGATGCTCCATTCAGCAGCTTCCAGCACGGTTGCTGATCCTGTACGGATTTGGGCGTTCTTTGCACTGATTCCACCTACACCAGCCATGTGAGTCAATCATACTGTGAAAGGTAATTCAGACTGGCCGAAGCTGTCCGAACAAGCCTTTTACTGAGACAGAATCAGCGTCACCCGCACCGTTGCTGAGTTAGACGCATCTGCGTTCACAAACCTGATTCGATCCGCTGAACCACTGCTGATAGTGTACCCTGCCTTACAGGTATACAGCAAGTGATCCCCATTGTTTACTTCAAATCCCGTCAGCTTCGTTCCAAAGAGCGGGTTGGTACTTCCGCCTATCGTTATCCCCGTGCTAGTCGTCGTTGTCAGATGCTCTATCAGCATCGCCTTCAACTTCGTAGCTGCTATTGCCTGCCCGAACTGGTCAGTGAGGCCAGTGGTCAGATTCAGGGTAGAAGAGCTACTGGCAGTAATAGTCAGAGTAGCCTGGTAGACGACGTTTCCTTGAGCCGTTCCTGTGCCATTGGTGAAGTTGATCGTAGGCATACGGGACAGGCTCTGCTTGGCTGTACCAGTAGTATCCTGATACAGAAGCTGAATCATCCCGCGAACCGTTGCACTAGTCAGTGAAGAAGCCACTAGCTCACCTCTGGTATGTCGTTAGCACTGGATTTCCTCACCGTCTGGTACTCCAGCAGGCACTCAATGTCTGCCGAGAAAATACGATTCTGGCTGGCATCCTTCATCTCTTCCAGACCTTCACGGATACTCAGAATCTCCAGGTTGTATTCGAGGTGATTATCTACCGTCAGATACTGTTCCATATCATCAATTACGTTGATGATGGCTGGGACAATCTTTTGATCGAGCGTCTGAAAGCTATTAGAGAATGCAACAATGCCGAAGGTTAATCGCTTCTGCCTGGATTCCGTCAGTCTATCCCACTCTTCTCCCCGGTGATCCAGAATGATAACTGAACCAGTAGTGAGGTTACACCCATCAGGGGCTACCTGAAAATAGGTCTCAACTTGACCAGTAGCTCGTACAGATGCCAGATAGGTATCTGCATCGAGTAGCTCTTTAATCGCTGATAACGCTGTTGCTGCCATGCTAGATTTTACGAATCCAGCCTGCTATCCCCCGAAACTCGTACCAAAGCTTCTGCCCTTGCCTGCACCCTTCTCCATCGCCTTCGCTATCTTGCCACCCTCTCTCTTCAGAGTCTTAGCAAAATAGGGGTGATTCATCCATGTTTCCAGTGGTGAGGCATACACCACATTAGAGACAATAGAACCGACCATTTTGGCCTTACTCATCTTCACCTTGAATGATCTCTGCAAGTTCCCTGTGATTCTGCGAGGAGGTGCTCCGGGGGTTGCTGGAACAGGGGTGCTGGTAAATCTGCCTAGGCTGGATCGCTGGTACACTGCTGGAGTATTCAGCGTTCTCTTGACTTGCCTGCATAGGTAGTTTAACCCAGATTCCAGAGCGTTTCCTGCTACTTCCCGCAGTTCTCTGGTAAAACCTTGAGTACGCCAGTCGATGCGAACGGTTACACCTACCATTGGTTACTCCCTGGATGTAGCATAGTAATACTGTGGTAACTCTAATTCCCACTTGCCAATAACTTTGGTCTGCTCATCTGTGAAGTAGGATTCTGGCCATCTTTCAGCATTAATGATCCCTTGCGGCGACTTCTTCCGTTCCCACTGTGTAATGCATCTGGTGCTGCAAAATGAGTACAAATGCATTCCATTGGAATACGATATCGCATCTTGTGCTACTCTGCCGCATTCTTCACACATTTGGCTACGCTCCTGGTCTGAGTTCCAAGCAGTCGTAATTGTAGAAGGTATCCATGCTGCCTATTCCCCTACGCTTCCGGATTCCCTTGATTTCCATATATCGGCCATCGCTGGTGATCCATCTATCAGACTTGGCACCACTGCCATTCTCGGTGAATATGGTGTGCGATACCACTATGCCATCGGTAGCATAGGCTCTCACTGTGCTGGATTTAGCATCTTCCACCCGAACATTCACCCCAGTAGCCAAATCCACAAAAGTAGGCACAAGTCCACCACTCGTATCAGCAGCCTGATTAGGCCTCTGAAGAGTTGCCGTATCTCTACTTAACAGCGTTTGCAGGCTCATTCTGCCACCAGAACACAGGAACACACAGAAACCAGAAGAACTACTACCACGAAGAGGATGATGTAGATCATAAAGCAATCCTTGAAGCCATGTAAGGTTGCATGAGTACAGCCGCCTGAGGGCTGAGGAAGTATCCAAAATCCTGCGTAGCCCGAAGCATTCCAGCATTCGTGTAGCTGTACTCCCCCAAACTCTCACTGTTCATCTGCTGCCCACCCTGGCCAGCCATTGACCGCATCATGTCAACTTCGGCACAGATGGCCTGAGTCACATCAGCAGGGCAGGTAGTATAGCCAGATGCGTAAATCAGCTTCACTGGCCCGATGGCTGGAACGATAGCCCTAGTGAGATTATTGTAGTTAGTGTTTCGGTAGGCTACTGGTGAAATAGCCGTGGCCCATTTGGTGCCGATTCGCCGGATTATCCCGCTCTTGGCAACCTCGCCATTAACGCCGCTGCCATCACGCACCAGTGCATAATCAGAACCAGCAACAAGAATAGTATCTGCTGCAAACGCTCCCGATTCGTCTCCCCACGCTGCATTCGCATCCTCATACACTGTCGTAACGCTGGAAATAGGTCTGTAACGAGTAATCAGATTCCAGCCATCTGGTTCGTAGTATTCCGTTCGGGTGGTGCTCTCAAAATCAACACCCTGACAAGCATTCTTGACAGCAGCAATAGCAGCATTCATCCATGCTGTCAAGCGGGCATCTTGGGAAGTATCGCTGTCCGAAATTCCCAAATTGAGTTTAACTTGTGCGAGTGTACAAAGTGAAATGATGCACCGTCCTTTCACTAGATTTTACAAGGACGGAATAGAGTTCAAGAGGTTCCTGTTCGTTTCCAGTCTGCCATATGCCCGATGTGGTAGCTATTGCAGAACTGACAACGATAGACGTTCATCTTCTCCTTGCCGGTTCTTCTGTGCTTCCTGTCTGCCCACTTCATAAACTTCTTGGCATATGCCCTGCTGTCGAATGCTCTTTTGCCTCGACAATGGTTCTCTGGGGTTATCATCGTTTTGGTTTCTCCTGCTGGATTTTGGCTAATTCCACATCTGGTAACACTACTGTACCATAGGCAGAATAGTAGGTGCAGCGTTCCTTGTGAACCTGCCAGCCTGGTTTATTCACTTGACGACGTTGCAGTGACTTCTGGCGGGGTTTACGGGCTGGCTTGAAGAGGAGCATTAGTTAGCCTTTCTTGAACACTTCCTTCAGTGTCCCTTCAGGGTCTTTCTCGAACTTCCTTGCCAGATTCAACTCAGCAGAACGCTTCAGCGATTCTGGAACCACATTGATATCAATGCCCACTGGCTTACAAACCAGCTTCATCTTCCAATGTCCTGCCCATGCATCCCATAGGCAATATTGAGGCACCCCAGCTAGCGAAAGATCACGGGTAAACACCACATCCTCTGTGGATGCCTTATGCGTGTTCTCAGGCGTTTTGAATTGATAGCTGAACCACGGAGCAGATTTAGCTTGGACTGCCCGTAAATCAATCAGGAGAAGCCCCGTAGGCAGTGCAGCCACTTCCTCGAAGCCTGTTCTGCCAATCGCTTCCTCTCTGGTGTACTTATCCAGCCTCATGCCCTTATCTGGATCGTCTGTCTCCTGATTTCGCCACCGCATCACCAACACATTCTCTTCAGGGGGTTGGGAGCAGTAGGGAGCACCTACACAGCAAGGCCCGTCATGCTGGAGTGCGAATTCCAGAGCATTGGGAAGGAAGGCTACCACTCCTGGGGGGCATCCCTTCTGCCCTAGCTGGTAATCAGGAAACATATCAGAATCAAGGAAGACTGCAAAATCTACCTTGTTATCCAATGCATGACGAATAGCCCGATTCCTGGACATATCCACAGGAGTGTCATTGATACACTCGGTGAATACCTTCTCAATGCGAGGATGTTGGCTCATCACAAATAGGGCATTCATCAACCACTGTACGGTAGTGGAATGCTCCTGAAAACCATAGGGGAATCGGTAGATGCAGATAGATAGCTTTTCAGGGAGTGCTGGCCATTTGCTGGTAGGCTTATTTGGTTCTACTGGCTTGTCTATCTTCGTAGCCTCGCCTGTGAGAATGCCGTTGTATCGAACTTCTCGGACTAGTTTCGTCTTGCGTTTAGCCATTGGCTTTAGAATCCTTCTCCGCACTTTGTGCAGTATCGTGATGGATGTTCTGGTGAAGTAATCATTCCATGCCCACATCTAGGGCAGCTATGGTCTGGATATGGCGGAAATTCAGCGTATTGCTGTTTTCCATTTCACTGTGGTAACTCCTCTGCCATCAGTGGCTTGTATTCGGCTGTATCTGTCTCACTGAATACCTCAGATGCTGGTATTCTGGTTTGATCGTCTAGGGCTGCTTGAAGTCTCATGCCCGCCGCAATGCCCACCATTCGCTTCTCTCGCTGCAATGTGACATTAGAGCCACAAAGAACACACCAGTGAACACTCGCGGCATCGCTGGCAGTTTGACCACCACAGTTAGAGCACGTCATAGGTGTTGATCCATCCCATTTCTGTGGCATCAAGTAGCAATTCTACTCCATCTTCCCACTCAACAACATAAGGACTAACATCACCATGATTCACACCACAAACGAAAACAACACTGACCATCATAGCCAGTGTTGCGAGATTTTGCAAGTTGATTCAGCAGCTTACAGCGTTCGCTTCTGCTCCATGATACCCACACCCACGATGAAGTTAGGCGAGGTACCACCAGTGGTGATAACAGCCTTCACATACCGCTGATTGCGAATGAACACGGTTGTTAGCACTGATGCATCACCATCCGTTGCAGAAGTCGTCTGCTGAGCGAAGGTAGCACCTGTGATATCCGTGTATGTGCCGTTAGTGGTAGCACATTCCGTGAGCTTGATATCAATAGTGCCTGTTGATCCTGTCACCGTGCCCTTATTCAGGATCATGGTAGTGCCAAACTGCCCACCACCTGCCAAACCCATGTCAACATAGGTAGTAGTGGTAGTGGAAGTAATGGCACGGGGGATCAATAGTTGATAAGCTACTGCCTGATTAGCCAGATCGCCAAACTGTGTCATGTGAGAATCTCCATTGCCCAATCAGGGCGAGAATTAGGCCTGAAGAAGTTGGTCACACCATGCGAATGATTCGCTGTGCCGTACAGCAATATCGCACTGGAGAATGCCGCGAATTTCCGTCTGATCAGTCTGCCAGGGGGTGTCACCGTATGGGTTCATATCCAGTTCCATCACAGCACCCATACCGATCAGCAACTGGCTGAAGTCACCAGCCAGTACATAGCTGAGAGTAGTACCTGAACCCTTGGTGCGAGCACCAGATACCTGATTGCTGAGAACTACTGGATAGCCAAACTTGGTAGGCTGTTGCTTTTCATTGGCCATCTTCATCAGTTCGACAAAGGTACCAGCAGCATCGCCAGCCGAGACTGCATCAGCTCGGAATGGATCAGCAAAGCGGTACAGCTTAGGACGGGTAATGAATGCAACAGAGTTCTCATTCACGATACCGTTGCTGTTTTCAATCACACCCAGGAGCTTCGACCAGTCCTGAGGATTGAAAGTATTACCGTCAGTAGCAGTCTTGGAAGCCGTATAGGTTCCAATGGCCTGAGCACCTGAAAGGTTAATCAGGCCTGTAGGCTGAAGACCACCAGTACCCTGTAAACCTGCCAAATCCATAGCCAGAGCCAGCACACGGGCGATATCGTTTCGCACGATAGCGTCAGCAGCAGGGTTGCTATAGCGAAACAGTTCATTGGGAATTGAGCCGCGAGCAGCCAGCTTCTTGGCTCGCAGGATTACGCTGCCAGTGCCAATGTCAGTTTTGCTGATAGTTTGCTTTTCACCCAACCAGCTAGCAGTCATGGCACTGGTTTGTTTGGGGAAGCTGATACTGCCCTGAGGAGGCAGAGGGAAGGTAGAAGCACCAGCCTTGATCAGGGCTTCCTTGTTTCGCAGAAGCTCTACCAGTTCGCCTTGAGCAGCGAGAGGCACCAGAGTACCACCAGTGGTGTCATTGAGCCATGACAGGTCCTTCTGGTAGTATCGCTTGCGAAGCCAGGCAACCTCTTCCTCGTCGCCTTCGCTTCCCTTCACCAGCGACTTGATCTCACGGGCAAAGTCGAGAGATTCTGAATCTTCCCCAAGACCTTGCGTCCAGAAGGGAATCATCAGATTCCGGTCATTGCTCTTTTCGTAGCCTTGGCTGACCAGATGCTTCCGCATGCGGTTGCTAATATCGACTTCGACAGTGCATTCGTCAGCAGTGAGTTGGCCCTTATGGAGGCCGAAAGCCTTGAGAAAGGAGTAAGGGCGAGACGACAGGGGGTTTTCACCCTTACGGATACCGAAGACTCGCTTCGGATCAGGGTTGTCATTGGATTTTTGCTTAAGGTTGGCAATTTCCTTGCCCTGACCTTCGATGGTAGCACTCAGTTTCTTGAGTTCAGCCATAACTGCTTCGGACATAACGACACCCTTTCACAGCGTGTGAAGAGTGGCTTGTCCGGCTTCCGCTGACTCGCCCGCCCATATTTGCTTCTACGTGATATTATACGAATCGCTCTGGTTTAGCTCGGCATGCGAACAGTCTTGTTCACAGCCGATTTCACCTGATATGATCCGCCATCCTTCATGCTGATCGATACCGTAATATCGCCAGTCACCTGCTTCTGCTCTGCTTCCACAATAGCCTCTTCAATGGCTTCCTTGGCTGCCGCCATGCCCTTGAGATTCGTAGGCTTCATCACCTTCGTTCGGTATTCGCTCACTTACTTCCCCTTGATACTCGCTATCTGTTTAGCATTCGCAGCAGCTTTCGCCTGCATCTCCTGCAAGGCTTTCAGCATCTTCTGCTCACTCTCAGCATCAGCCTGAGTTGCCTCAGCCTCTTCGTCTTCTGGCCCATTGCCGAGATTCGATTTCTCTTTCAAATCTTCGGCAGATTTGCCGCTGATCCAACTGGCTGTGCTGGCTAACCCAGGTAGCACACCCTTACACTGGCGTTTATAGCCGCTGGGAATATTAGCCGATTTCGTCATATCATCCAGCAACTCAGTGCAGTCCTTGAGCGTGGATACATGAGACTGGCATTCCTTCGCCCACGACTTCGCTTGACGTGTTTTCAGCGACTTATCGACGTTGCTTACGTCATTGTCGTCCTCAGTGTCTTTTCCCTGCCCCTCAATGGCTTCGTCTTTCTCTTCGGTGGGTTCGGACGATTCTTCGTCGTCTTCATCCACTTCCTCGTATGCCTCGAAGTGATCGGGGTGATGCTCATTAGCTGCCTTTGCTAAGACACCATAGGCCTTCTTGGACTTACCAAGATACGACTTGAAAGCCTTATTCATCTTCTCGTGTTCAAGAGTGCCCATACCTTCTGCCACGCTATCCAGAATAGCTTTATGGGCTTCCAGAGCAGCCTTAGCTACCTTGGCAGATGCTGGCATCTCATTGCCACCGTCGTCTGCCTGATCTGCTACTGTGCTATCTTGTTCGTTAGGGCTGGTATCTTCGGCCATTGCTTTCATCCTCTTGTCTTGAGATTTTACGCTGACCGGGAATACCAGCTTTTTTGATGGAACAATCAGACTCTTCAGCCTGAGTGCAATAGGCTCAGCCAATGACTTACCATCCCAATTGGCTGAAAGAGCAGTCAGTAGTGCATCCTGATTACAGGGAACAGGAACGACAGACCATTCCACCAGCTCCCATTCTTCAAAGAGTGTTCCGCCGTTCTTTTTCTGTGGGTTGATCGGCTTGCCCTTGATTCCCTTGTACCCGATACTGGCACCCCGGAGAACCTTGGCAGCTACTAAACTGCACACCTGAGACGATTCGAGAGTCTTGCAGTGGAAGAATACCCGACCTGTAATTCGATCAGGCTGGACATTCACGGTGCATGTTTTGGTAACTGGGTCTTCGGATAGACCAATGGGCAGAGGAAATGCCCCATGATCGAATAGGACTATCGGATTAGCCTGATAGGTCTTGATTCGCTTCAGACAGCCTTCTGGAACTACTACGTCTCCATCACGGTCTGTAGAGGCTGTGCTGATAGTGAAGAGGGCAGACTGTGAAACAGAATCAAAGTCTACGTCTGCTACCACAGATGGAGCAGAGTGAACAGCAATGTCTTTTCGGGTTCGCTTTGCCATGCTAGATTTTACGAACTACCACTTGTAACGCTGATTCGGTTGATACTCCTCTATGGAGAAATAAGCATCCGCATCAACTTGGGAAGATTGTACAGCAAAGTAATCTGGTCTACTCGGCTGCTTGGGTTCAGTAAAGTATTCGTCCGTGATAGCAGTGGGCTTCAAGGTATAAGCCAGACTGCATAAACAGTGAGGATGAGCCGGAGGAGCATGAATTACACTGTATTTCCCGGTACCTACCACATCGAAGTCTTCTTCCAGTGTAACGGTTTTCCCATCTAACTCCAGGCAGAAATCGCAGGCATCCTTATTGGCTCTCCATGTCTTCATGCCTACTTTACCGCTTTGTTTCGCTGTCTTTAACTGGCCTGCATGGAACATTCTAGCCGCTTCGGTAGCTGCTATCCGTTTTGCCCTCTTCTCGTCATTGAAGATCATGCCCACCAGTTGCGTCAACTGCTCCAGTGGCAGATTCTCCTTCAGCCCTTCACTCATCACATAGGCTGTCTGCTTGTATGCCTCTTCTACCTTCTCTCTGGTAGTTTCAAGTGTACTTTGTGCAAACTCATATGTCCAGTTTCTGGCTATCTCAATCGTGTTGGGATCGACCACGTCTAGGTACTGATTCACCTGTGATGGTTCATTGGTTCGCTTGGCAGGGTTCAGAGGAACAGGGCTAAAAGCCTTAGTCCTGTTCTCGACATGCAGGCTGAAATTCTCCTGCCCTTCAATCAGATACTTCCTGAACAGTGGCAAGGCTCTATCGATCAAAGCCTTCTGCCACCTGCTCAAATCAACTAAACGCACTCCTTCACGCCCATACATCTTGATAGCAAGCAGCATCGCCTGATACTGCTCACGCCACATCTGGCGGACTAATGCCGCCAGTGGCTGACCTTCAGGGATGTAATAGGAGTGGCCTTTCATAACACCTCACAACCGTTCTTTTTAAAGACATACGCCTCTGAATCACGGTCGTAATGGTACAGATCAAATGAGAATAATGGGGTTGGAAGAACGCTGTCTTGATGGCGTACCAGTGAATATGTTGTGGCCACTCCACCCCAAGGCCACGGGTTGCTCCAGCAAGCCCAGTCATCATCACAGTAAGACAACATGATGCAGTTGCCTGTCCAGCTTCCAAGATGCCAATGCCTTGCATTTCCTGGGTAATAACCTGTTTTAATGCCTTTCCTAAGTCGCATTGATCTACTCCTCCATTACTGAACTGACCATGATGTAGTTTGGCTTGGCGTTCAGCAGTTTCTTCAGCACATCCCCATCAATGATAGCAACTATGGAAGGATTCGCCATTGCCAGCATCTCTGCCTTGCAATCGCCACAGACACCGAACTCGATAAACCAGACTTCGCATTCTATCCGCTTCGTATCTATCGGATATTCCAGTGGTGCCATGCACCTGATGCAGTGAACATACTCAGAATGCTTAGTCTTTTTGGCCACAATCAGCCTCCCTGCTAATGCTTTCCGTTCACGCTGAACTTCAGACTTCTAACATACTGCATAACCTCCGTCTTGTGAATAGCCATCGCCCATCTTTCAAGGCCTGGAATATGCCACCTTGAATCCAGTTCTTCCCAAGGGATATACCCCCTCGTTTCCGGAAGTGCTGGGTCTTCCACGATCAAGTCATCGGCAGTGTAGCCAATAGCTACCACGTAATGCCCAGAATCGCTCTCAGGGCTTCCATATTCGGCAGCATTGCCATAAGCCTGCACCAGCATCAAGACAGGCTGATGAGCGTCCAGGTAGCCTCGTAATGCTTCATTAGAGCATGGTAGATGCACTACTGAAGATAGACCTAACGAATCGAATAGCTTTCTTATCGCTGTTTCGTCTGTTCCAATCTCGTCATCAGTGCCTAGCTGATTCCGATACCATTCCTCCTCACATTCACCAACACCATAAGCACGGCAAATAGCCTCTACACAAGCGGCTCCACAACTACTTGAGGTTTCCTGCCCTACCTGTGGCATGGTGAACTTGATAGCCTCGGGAGGAACGAGAGCTTTCTTGAGCCTGTTTCTCATGCTCAGATGCTTGGAAACAGGCTGTGTTTCTGGCTCTTTGGGTTCTTTCTCTGGCTTCTCTTTGTTCATCATGGCAGCAATATCTTCATCTGCCAGCAGCGGCTGCTCTGGTGTACCGTCTTCCATGATTGGTACTGCTCCCTGTGGTGCATAGGGCGTATCACCCCAAGGCACAGGAGCCAAGTCAAGATGCTCTCGGTATTCATTCACCACAATAGCCCGACGATCCAGAGCATCATTCATCTTTTGATGTTCCAGCACTGGATCATGAGGAGCACAATTCTGCCAGTAGATTCGGTACTCTTCGCCAAATCGGCTGGCCAGTTTTTCCGTCAGCACCTGCCCCAAGAAGTGCAACTTGGGATTGATGCACTGATCATAAAAGATCGCATTCGGAGCATAGGCAGAGGTATCATTGGTAGGATCAATACCGACTACACCCTTAGGCACCTTGAACAGAGCCAGCACCTTATCGCGGATACGATCATCTGATTCATTGAAGTCTAGCTCTTCACTGGAAGGCCCGTATTTTCCGCCATTCATCCAACCAGGGGGAAGGATAAAGGGCATACGGTTCTTGCCCTCCCCCCTCATTCGCTGATCCATCATAGCATAGGCTTGATTCAATTGTGCCTGGTCGGGAATAGGCACACCCTTATCCAGCTGAATCACCATGCCTGGATTGTGCATATTCTTCATCTGGTGCCATTGGCTTGCTGCCATTGCATCACCAGTATCTACCCACGCACTGCCGCCAGCAAGCGGCCCATAACCATCGTAATAGCTCACAGGGCTGGGCATTGTCCAGTCAATCATATCCTTGGCATCAATGTACGTATTGGCTGCGACGCCTTCCATCGGGCGTACCCAGTAGCCTTTGACTAGTGGTTCATCTTCTCCTCTTCCTGGTTCAGGACGTACCCAGTGCGTGGGAATATTCCAGATTTCGACAGGGTATCCAGCATTGTTGTGAGGTAGCCACCAGAGGGATTTTCCACACAATTCCCCGTACATGATCGTCTTATACCAGAGCGAAAATGTCACATCGGGGATATTCGGATCATTCAGAAGTTGGACTAATGGATGATCGTGCTCTACAGGCTCCAAGTCTTCATCTTCGCCAAGAGTCGTCATGCTCTTGGTGCGTTCTCGCCATGACTTGCTATGGATGCTTTGCTGCTTGGGAGAACGGTAGGTCACTCTGGCTACCGTGGGCTTGTACATGGCAATCTTTTCAGCGATTGCCCGAACTGCTACATACACCCAGCCTCTATAATGCCTGACTGCTTCCAGAGCCTGCTGCTGCTGATAGCCGGTTGTGTAGGATTGTGCGAAATTGAAGAGACGGCCTAAGGAATTGCCGCCTTCTCTGGTGCCATGATGCCTATCACCAGCCAGACCTCTGGTGATAGCTTCAACGGTTTTCAGGTAGCCAGCATTGAGGACATTGAGGAGATTCATGCTAGATTTTACAGCACATCTTTAGCTGGCGTCAGTTCGTGCTGGAAATACTCTTCTGCTAGCGACAACTCTCCCTCGTACACCACGCCATCTATTCGCTTCTCAGCAAGGAAGTCGTAGGCGTTTCGGTAGCTGGTGAAGTACGGAATCTGCCCCTTGACGATTACTGGTGTGTCGCCTTTCGGAGTTATCAGACATGGTACTGACACAGGCAAGGGATTCCCCCATTCGTCCACTTTCATAAGATATGCCTTGTGTATTATAGGTTCAGGTTCGGTAGATTCTATATGCTGCCACCAAAAGACCACCCGGAGGGCAGAAAAGCTACCTGATCTCCCTGCCATTGTGCAAGACAAACAGCATCACCGCAATCCGGGCTTCTGCCTAACCTTTTCTTGATGTCTTCCTTGCTCTCTACACAAATACCAGAACTTCTGAGTTCATACTTAGGGGCAGTAAGATCAGCCAGCAATTCAGGATCATCTGGCAATTGAAGGTTATCCCCAAACTCAGGGTCAAGTGCTTCCCGCATTCGCCAATACATCGCAGACCGAACATTGGACATCTTCAGCTTGCCTGAACGGTCTGTCTTATTGGTTCCGGCCGCTACATTCACAGCAACTGCTTTCTGCCCTATCTGCCCTTCCAGCGATTCATGACAAGCTGCCCCATAGCCGATCACATCAATATTAGCCATCGAGCCTGGCTCAAACACTTGGAGCACTAATGCTGCCGCCTTGCTTCCCTTGTCCGTTATCACACCCTGATACTTCTTGAGTGTGTTGAACCATGTTTCACGTCTCTCTGAAATGACAGTAGAATCACTACCGCCATAGCTCACGTCAACGCCTAGGCAATCTTGCTTGTAGTATTCTCTTCCGCCCGGCTTCCATCGATCCATTGCAGCCAACACCCAAGCTGTAGGGATAACCTGCCAAGGATCATCCTGAATGCTAGAATCGAAGTCGCCATAGAGCAATTGGGAGCGTAGAGGCTCTGGATACGATTGCAAGACAGCTTCATAACCAGTTCCTGAGAGAAACTTGTTGTCCCGTAAACTGGCCGGAAT